AACCGATATGAGTAAAGGTTATCCTAGAACGAGATTTGAAATCGTTAATCAGACTCAGATTCAGGAAATACCCCAGGCTATCTCATCCGATCCCGCTAGTGTAATAATGGCCGTATATACTTCGGATAAGGGTTCAGAAGACTGGGAATTACTGTATGGTCTTGATGATTTCTGTGTTCGTAAGGGTGGTATTAGCTTTACTAAACATGGTCAGGCTCAGCTCACTGTTGCTGAAGAGCTTCGTGCTGGCGCTTATGTTCTCGGTAAGAGAATGGTGTCACCTGATGCTACTCTCGCTAATATTACTGTTAAAGCTAGAGTGGTTAAGTCTAATGGAGTAAGCTACCTGTATTTCTATACAGATTCAACTAATGCTGCTACCGATATCAATGATGCGGTAGAGTATGGTTATGGTGAATTTGATATCACTGATATTGATTACACTGCAGCTTCTATTGATATCCCCATCGTGACTATAACTGCTAAAGGTAGGGGCGCTAGTTCATTATTCATAAGAATTAACCCTGAATATATCTCAAGCAAGAGCGCAAGCTATTGCAAGTACTCATTTGAAGTTTATGAGAATAGTGAACTTCTTGAATCCATTATGTTCACTATGAATCCTGATATCGTTATTGACGGTGTTTCTCAGGCTCTCAATCCTAAGGTAAAAGCACAGTCTAAGCAGACTCAGGTTCATCTGTACGAAGATGGTGTATTCGCACTTGTTAATGCTATCGCAGTAACAGCTACGGATCTTGATATCTCACAGATCGTAAACATGGACTTCATCGATGCTCTTGATCGTAAGGGCCAGACTCAGATTCCTAACCTTGTTTCAATCGCTCAGTCATCTATTGGTGCTGAAGACCTTTGGAATGGAAATATCCCTGAGGATATCTATAATGATCTTATTGATCTTAGAGATCCTGTTGGTATTCCGATCGTTAATGGTTCTAACGGCGCTATGGGTGCTGCACCTATGGACAATCCTGAGGAATATGAGAAGATGCTCCTTGCTACTTTCGATGCATCTGAACTTGATACATATAAGGATGCTCTTATGAGCACCACTATCTATGATCTTGATGCTTACAAAGTTGATGCAATCTTCGACTGCAACTTCCCTGTATCTGTAAAGAAAGCAATTGCTGCTCTTTGCGATTTCCGTGGAGATATGTTCTTCTTCCAGGATCTTGGTATTGCTGATGTTACTACAACTCAGTATGTTAAGACTACTGATGACGGACACAATGTTACAGATGGTGAAGGAAATCTTGTATATGTAACTTCTAAGTCTATTGTATATAAGAACAAAGATCTTGCAGCTATCAAAGAGTCTGCAGCTAGTGCTGCTCAGTCTAAGTATACTGCAATCTATCATAACTATTTCAATATTTATGATCCTTATACAAAGAAAGAGATTACTGTTACTCTTCCTTTCCTTCTTGCTTCTAAGTTCGTTGCTCATCAGAACAACGGTATCGGAAGACCTTTCGCAGGTATTCCTAATAAGTTCTACTTCACAGAGATTATTGACGGTTCCGTTAACTTCTTCCCTGTTGAAATTCCTAGCGTAAATCAGAAGCAGGAACTTGTAGATGCAAATGTAAACTATCTCTCAATGTATGATGGTATCCCTGTACTTGAGACTATGTATGTAAATGATGATGAGTATTCTCAGCTGTCATTCCTTCATAACGTTCTCGCTATTCAGGAAATCATCAAGAGAATAAGGACTCAGTGCCCTAGAACTCGTTACACATTCCTTAATGGTGATGATCTTGAGGATTATATTACTGACGTTGAATCTATCATCAATCAGTATGCTACTAACTTCAAATCTATCTCTGTTCAGTACATGTATGATGAGCTCTATGAGAGCAACAATGTCTTTTACGCAGTTCTTAAGGTACAATTCAAGAACTTCATTCAGGAAGAGTACTTTAAGATTATTGCAATATCTTAGGAAAGGAGGACATGTAGATTATGCCTAAATATTCTAACTCTTGGGCTTCAACGAACCCTGGATATGAAAATACAAACAATTATGGTGTAGCTGGTGCCACTGATCTCACTGGTGGTGATGATTACAATACCAGAATTTCAAACATGTTCACCAATACCAAGGATTTCAAAGACGTAACTAAATATCGTCTCATGCGTGGTGTTCCGGATTTCGGTTCACTCGTACAGTTTAATCCTTATGAGACTGGTTATGCTTGTTTCATTATCTGCCAGATGCCTAGATTCATCGAGCTTCTTGCTAAGGTTAACCCCAACTACAATAAGCTTATGCAGAACTGGGCTCACATTGTAGAGTATGAGTTCAAGTCATTCGACGGTCTTCAGGATCTTACTGCTGATACCATCCAGCTTGGTGATGATCTTAACTCCATCAACGTAATCAACAAGGTTAATATGCAGAGTGCTTCTGAATTTACTCTTGTATACGATGAGAAGTCTGGATCTCCTCTTACCAAGTTTGCTAAGCTCTATCTGACTGGTATCAAAGATCCTCGTACTCAGGTTAAGACCTATCATGGACTTATCCATTCTGGTCTTATGGAGCCTGGATTTGAGAACGAAGTATTCACCTTCCTCTTTATCACTACTGATAATACTATGAGAGAAGTTGAGAATGCTACACTTATTATCGGTGCTCAGCTTAATGAAGCAAATACAGATATGTATAACTACACTAAGGGTGACATCGCTAAGCGTGACGTTAACGTTAAGTTCTCTGGTTATCCTATCCACAGCTCTGTAATCGATCAGTGTGCAAAAGATATGCTTTCATTCCTGCTTAGCAAGAATGCTGCTGCTCGTCAGATCATCGTTAATTCTAATGAGTTTGACTACACTGGTGTTGAGCAGATCGCTAAGACTCTCAAGAACTATGGTGCTGATGATACATATGCATCACTTGTATATGCAGATCGTGAAGCTAACTATGCTACTG